GTAAGTTTGGTGGAACTTCAATTAATGCTCAAGGAGCTACAGCTCACGGAGACACTGATCTTCATGTAGTAACAAGAATGATGAATGGCGCATCCTCTATTCTTAGGGTAGACCAAGTAGCTGAGGCAAGATCAGGAGGCGGAGATTTTGTAATTACAGGAGCACAAATGGGTTCTGTCACTACTATAGGTACAAACGGCACTGATGCATATAATGGTCAACTTTCAGAGCTGTTAATCTTTGCGGCAGATAAAACATCTGAAATAACAAATATAGAAGATAATCTTAAAACATATTATTCAACCCCATAATTATGCATTTATATTACGAATATCCAAATTCAGGCTCCGCATATGAAGCATCTGCAGATGTTTATGATCTTAATGCTCCCCCAAGAGATCAAAGAACAACTTTATACGCTTACAGTGTATATCCTCATGCAGAAAGTACTGATTCAAGATGTGTCCTTCATTATGATGATGAAACTCATTCATTTGTGACTGGGTCAGTCTTTGATAGTGTAACTTCATATACTGAATCAGAAGCTATAACAGCAGGTTTTGATATAGAAGATGATGAAGATTAATTTTGTACTTTGATAAAAATTTCTTATATTTATAGATATGAACTTAGGAAAAAGCATAGCTTCTGCAATTCTGAATGAAGCTGACATACGTGACATAGTTGTGATATATCCGGGCCGGTTTCAACCGATGGGCAAACATCATGCTGAAGTTTACAAGAAACTTGCCAGCAGATTCGGAAAAAGTAATACTTATGTTGCGACTTCTGACAAAGTGAAATTGCCTAAGTCACCATTGGACTTCTCTGAAAAGGAGCAAGTCATCAATGCACATGGTATCACCAATGTGGTGCAAGTCCGTAATCCATATCAAGCTAGTGAAATACTTGGAAATTATAATCCTGAAACCACTGCAGTGATATTTGCTGTTGGTAAAAAGGACATGGATGAAGATCCTCGCTTTCGAGTAGGAACAAAAAGAAATGGCGAACCAACATTTTTCCAATACTATGATGATAACAAAGGTAATCTCCAACCTTATACAAAACATGGTTATCTGTATGTGGCACCACATGTTTCAATCAGAGTACCAGGATATGGAGACATGTCAGGTACAGTACTGAGACAGGTGTTGGCAACAGCATCTCCTGAAGAGTTTGAAACTGTAATGGGCTTTTATGATGACAAGATATTCAACTTGCTCAGAGATAAGTTCAGTGTGTTAGTCGCAGAACAGATAGGCAATTTTGTTATCAATACTAATATCATATCAGAGATATCATTCGCAGGAGGCAGTAAAGCTGATGTAGATGATGGTCCTAGATATTTCTATGGTAATCAGAAAACATATCAAAAGAAAACAGCTGCTATGGCTGAACGTTTGGGTTTCAAAGTTATGAACTATATTCTTAATACAGATCAAGAACTTGAAAATTACAATGATATGTGGCCTAATGGCCCAGTCGACACTGTATCATATTTTCCGACAGGAGAAGTCGGTGCCGTAGGATCTGGTACTAATTACACCAAAGAGCTTAGAGGCAATCCTGGATATAAGCGTTGGCAAAACTACATAACAGGTGTAGCAGAACGTGTAGGGTATAAATTCCTTAACTTTTTAGGAGCCGAAGAAGCAATTGATTCTACAGAAAAAGAACCAATGACCAAAGCTGAGGCAGCACTAACAGAATCACTTACAAAAGAATGGTGGGCTGGGAAATTCAGAACATTGATAACTGAAGGGGGCGCATCTGGTCATATGAATCATCCTTTTGATGACAGAGATCTTACATTTGCAGAAATGAAGGAAATGGTTCGTATGTCACTTCAAGGAGAGTTGAACAGAGAGTCAGATGTCACAGAAAAAACAGATGGTCAGAATCTGAATGTCACTTTCAAAGATGGTAAAGTAGGAGCAGCTCGTAATAAAGCTACTATCAGACAGCCAATGGATATAGATGCTGTGAAGATGAAATTCGGCGGTAGAGGAGACATATCAGATGCATTTGCATTTGCAATGGAAGATCTGGAAAAGGCCATACTTGCATTATCACCTAAACAGAGAGATGAAATGTTTCAGAATGGCCGTCGCTTTGTGAATCTGGAAATCATATATCCAGCCACAGCAAATGTGATAACATATGGACCAAAAGCTTATTTACAATTTCATGGTCTCAATGAGTTTGATTTGGAGTCAGCGACTAAAACAACATCGTTACCAGAATATGGTGGATTGTTACAAAAAATGATATCTGATGTAAATGCAGATACTCAAGAGCATTTTAAAATCATTCCGCCTAAGGTTGTCACATTATCAAAACTTCCAGATTTTGATGAGAAAGAAACTTACTATATTAATAAAATAAATCAGCTTCAGAAAGAATACGGATTAAAAGATTCAGATGAAGTTGTGATGTATCATCAGCGCTGGTGGGAAGATTATATTGATTCTCAATTGCCAGATTTATCTATAGAAGAACGTGAAGGTTTATTGCGTCGATGGGCATATGGTGACAAGTCGTATAGACTGAATGCAAAAAATATTATCAATCCTGATACTCTTGAACGTGTCCTACAGATTGATAAACAGGATATTGCTAAATTAAACAAATCCAATATAGTAAAATTTGAAGATATCTTCTTAGAACTTGGAGCAGAAGTATTAAGCAATGCATCAGAATTTTTATCAGCCAACCCATCAGACACAGTAAAAGATCTTCGTAAACAAATTGCAGATACGGTACGAGAGTTGAAAGATAGTGATGATCTAGCAACGTTAGATAAAATGAAAACTCAATTGAAACGTATTGAAACTGCCGGCGGATTTAAAAAATTAGTTCCTACCGAAGGTATTGTATTTGTTTATAAAGGTAAAACATATAAACTAACTGGACTATTTGCGCCAGTAAATCAATTGTTAGGTTTAACAAGGTATTCCAGATAACTACATATTTATATGAAAAACGGAGCATTCGAAATGAATAAAAATGAAAAAATCTTACGTCAAGAGATAAGACGTGTTATCAAATCTACTTTATCAGAAGGCGATTATAGCAAGAAAAAAGATGAAACTAATGAGCAGGATTTAGGCCGCGCGACATCGACTACAGCAGGTAGAATTGACCGTTTAGTTGATACACAGTACATGAGAGCTTTACAAAAATCTTTACAGGTCGGATCGCCTAACCAAAAAGCTGCTGCAGTATTAATGATTGTCCAGAAACTTATCGGCGATGATACACAAGCAGTTGAAAAACTCAAAAGAGAGCTTCAAACTAAATCAGTACGTTCGGCTATCGTTGAGCCACCAGCTGCTGATGCTGTTTCCGAAGGTGCACATGAGAAGGATGGATTACGAGGCGCGTTAGCTGGTAAGAAAGAAAGAATGGAAAAGACTCAGGCATTCAAAATGTTAACAAGAGCATTACAAGGCAAGCCTGCTACACAACAAGTTGATTTTGTGTTTGCAATGTTAGATTCTTTACCATTAGATCAGACAGCTAAGAATAGACTTCGTATGAAGTTCAGATCAGAATTTAGATAATATGTCCAATAAGTTACAAAACGTTAAAGCAGTTCGAGATCTGTTAGCAGGAAAGCATAGAACTCAAACTAGAAAAACATTTACATTCTCTAAAGGTCCTGAAAAGGACATGGATGTTGTTGAGAGATTTGAAGATGGCAAACCTAAGGTATGGTATGAAACTGATGCCAAAGGTACTCGTCACAAATGGACTCAGAAAGAAGGTTATCGTGTTAAAGAAGCTGCTAATTCATTATTATCATCTATCAAGGATGTGTTAACAGCTCCGGATGACTGTCCCGAATGTGGTGAATATATGAAAGGCGATGAAAAGCGTTTGAATTTAAAGTTTTATTTCAAGCGTAAAAAATGTTTTTCATGTGTTCTGAAAGAAGAACGTGAAATAAAAAATAGAGGTGCGGAAGCGTGGGACGGATATCAACGTAAGATAATGTTAGATAATGCAGAAGCTTGGTTCAGAGATTGTGATATTGAAGTTGATATTCTGAAAGATCAAGTCAAAGAAGCATATTGGCACAATGCAGATGGTAGATCAGATGATATTGATATCACACAATTTGTTGAGCGTATGCAAAAAGATTATGGTGAATTAAAAGAAACTATCAGAAAAAATTTAACAAAATCTGATAAAGAAAAAACTGATAATAATAATTTAGGATAAAAAAATGTTATGTCAGAAAAAAAATCACTTAAACAGATAATACGAGATGAGTTTAAAAAATCGGCAACTGATCCGATTCACTTTATGCGTAAATACTGTGTAATTCAACATCCTACCAAAGGTAAGATGTATTTCAATTTATATCCGTTTCAACAGGATACTCTTAACGATTTCAAAGACAACCGCTATAATATTATACTGAAATCTAGACAATTAGGAATATCAACTTTGTCAGCAGGTTTCATTCTTTGGAACATGTTGTTCAAATCAGATTTTAATGTATTGGTCATTGCAACTACTCAGGAGGTAGCAAAGAATTTGGTTACAAAGATTAGAGTAATGCATGAAAATTTACCGACCTGGATGAAAGGCACTACAGATGAGGATAATAAATTATCTCTTAGATTACGAAATGGTTCTCAGGTTAAAGCAGTCTCATCTACAGGTACTGCAGGTAGATCAGAAGCTTTGTCATTGTTAGTTATAGATGAGGCAGCATTTATTCGTAACATTGGCGAAATATGGGCATCAGCCCAACAAACGTTATCCACCGGTGGAGGTTGTATAGCATTGTCCACTCCTAATGGTACTGGTAACTGGTTCCATAAAACATGGGTAGATGCTGAAGCGTCAGGTGAGTTCAATCCAATCAAATTGCATTGGACTGCTCATCCAGAACGTAATGAAGAATGGCGTCGACAACAAACATCATTGCTAGGAGAAAAAATGGCAGCACAGGAATGTGATTGTGATTTCATATCGTCTGGTCATACAGTTATAGATGGTCCAATCTTACAATGGTATGATCAAACCTATGTAAAAGATCCAGTAGAGAAGCGTGGATTTGATGGAAATTATTGGATTTGGGACTATCCCAATTATTCTACTAACTATGTGGTAGTTGCTGACGTTGCACGGGGCGATGGAGCTGATTATTCAGCATTTCATGTTCTTGATATTGATAATGTCAAACAGGTAGCAGAATATAAAGGTAAAATCGGCACTACTGAATATGGTAACATGTTAGTAGCAGTCGCTACTGAATGGAATAATGCTCTCTTAGTAATTGAAAATGCTAATATTGGATGGGCAGTTATACAGGTTGCCATTGATAAAAATTATCCTAATCTATATTATTCATACAAACAGGATGCATATGTAGATGAAGATGTTCATTTATCTAAAGGATATGATTTAAAAAATAAATCTCAAAAGGTACCTGGATTCTCTACCACATCCAAAACCAGACCGTTACTAATTTCAAAACTAGAAACATATTTCAGAGAAAAATCTCCGGTTGTACACAGCCGAAGATTGATAGACGAACTTTTGGTATTCATTTGGAATGGTTCCAGAGCTGAAGCTCAGAGAGGCTATAATGATGATCTTGTCATGTCATTCGGAATTGCATTATGGGTACGTGATACTGCTATGCGATTATATCAACAAGGTATCGATCTATCTAGAAAATCACTTAATCATTTTGGTAAATCATCTGGTGTTTATACATCAACAAAAGATGTTCAGAAAAGTTGGCAATGGGATTCCGGCGATTCTGATAATAACGATCTAACTTGGTTAATTTAATATTTATATAATAAAATACAGATCATGGCTGATAAATCATTACGTGCAAGACTTACTCGTCTATTTTCTACCAATGTGGTAGTTAGGAGAATTTCAAAAAACAGGCTAAAAGCGGTCGATACAAATAGATTACAGTCACATGGTAATCTATCAAATAAAAAATATGTCGATCGATTCTCAGGACTACATAGAGGTCTACCAGGTTTTGCAACATCCACTTACAATCAAAATGCTAATTATCACGTTTCAAAGATAGAAATGTTTACAGATTATGAAGCCATGGATATGGACCCGATTATTGCCTCAGCCTTAGACATATATTCGGATGAATCTACAACAAAGGATGGAGATGGAGATGTCTTAACTATAAAGACAGCTAATCCAGAAATACAAAAAATTCTATATAATTTATTTTTTGATATCATGAATGTAGAATACAATCTATGGCCATGGATAAGAAATGCTTGTAAATATGGTGATTTTTATCTACATTTGGATATTGAAGAAGAAATAGGTATAGTTAACGTTGTTCCATTATCAGCATATGAAATTAGAAGAGAAGAAGGTTTTGATCCTGATAATCCTTTTGCTTATCGATTTATATTAGAAGGGCAGAATACATATAGTCATGGCTCCGGTACGCGCGGATCGATGTCACAGTTTGAATCATGGCAGATTGCTCATTTTCGATTAATGTCAGATACCAATTTTTTACCATATGGTAAATCAATGATCGAACCTGCTAGAAAAATATTTAAACAATTGACGTTGATGGAAGATGCAATGTTGATTCACAGAATAATGAGAGCACCGGAAAGAAGAGTATTTAAAATTGATGTTGGTAATATTCCACCAAATGAAGTAGATAATCACATACAGTCTATTATAAATAAGATGAAAAAAGTTCCTTATATCGATGAAAAGACTGGAGATTACAATCTTAAATTCAATATGCAAAATGCTATTGAAGATTATTTCTTGCCGGTAAGAGGAGATCAATCTGGTACAAGTATTGATGCTCTACCAGGACTGGGTAACGATGGTCAAATTGAAGATATTGATTATTTAAAAAATAAATTGTTTGCAGCTCTTAAAGTGCCTAAGGCATTTTTAGGATATGATGAAGGCGTTGAAGGTAAGGCAACTTTGGCAGCTGAAGATGTTCGTTTTGCAAGAACTATTGAACGTATTCAAAGAGTATTTATTTCTGAACTAACTAAGATTGCAATTATACATTTATATTCTCAAGGTTTTGTCGATGAT